CTCTTCAGATGGTTCGTGCAGTTGGTCAGGACACATTCCAACCCAAGATCGGATTCAAGACCCGCTACGGCATGGTCGCGAACCCCTTCGCAGAAGGAACCACACAAGGACTTGGACGCATCAAGCAGTCCGCTAACCGCTACTATCGTCGCGTTAGAGTCGAAAACCTCATGTGATATTTGCCTACGGGCATTCACATTTCACCGGGGACCGAAAGGTCCCCTTTTTTTGTCTAAATATAAGTAAATAAATAAGGCGAATGAAATCTTTCGATAGGTTTATTGAAGAGGCAGCAACAAAAAGATGTCCTACTGGAGAATACTATTGCTTCGATGATAAGAAGTGTAAGAAGATGCCTCGTGGTTTTCATGTCGGTCGTGGAGGTTATCTAGAAAAGGATAATGATTCTGAGGATTCAAATGGACCAAAGAATGGTAACTCTAATGGTGATAACAGTTCTAATGGCAATGGAAATGGTGGAAATGGAAGTGGTGGAAATGGAGGAGGAGAATGAAACCCTGGAATAATCAACTCAGCAATAGGAACTATCTGTCTCCTGTTGGATTTAAATTTACAATTACTAAAGTACCCAAAGCAGATTTCTTTTCTAATTCTGCATCGATTCCTGGTATCAACCTTGGATTTGCAGAGCAACCAACATACATGAAGAACATTCCTGTACCTGGTGATAAGTTAACTTATGCAGACTTCTCACTTCGATTCTTTGTAGATGAGAATCTGACTAATTATATGGAAGTACATAACTGGTTAAGAGGACTTGGTTTCCCAGAGAGTCTTGATGAGTTTACAGCACTTAAAGAGCAGGATAGATATAATCCATCTACTGATGCAAGAAATGCTTTAGGTGAATACTCAGATGGAAGTCTGTTTGTTTACAATAGTAATTACAATGAAGTTGCAAGAGTTGATTTCTTAGATGTATTTCCTATCAGTTTATCTACAATTAACTTCGATGCAACTGACTCTGATATCCAATACGTTAGCGCAGAAGCAACCTTTAAATATAGCATATATAATATAACAGTTTTATGATGTAATGTATGAATCTTGATGAAATTCAATTGTCATGGGAAGAAGATTCAAAAATAGACGAAGATAATCTACATACGGAATCAACTAAGATTCCTTCTCTTCACGCAAAATACTACAGGATATTAAACAATATTCTTCTAATGAAAAAGTTAGAAGAGAACAAGTTTAAGCAAATCAAAAAGGAAAAGTGGCAGTATTACACGGGTAAGGCAGACCCCGAGGTGTATATTGAAAAACCATTTGACCATAAAGTGTTGAGGCAGGATGTAGACAAATATATGGATTCTGATGAAGACCTCATCAAAGTTCTGAACAAAATAGATTACTTTCAGGTAATGCTGAATTACTTGGACAGTATCCTTAAGTTAATCAACAATCGAACTTTTCAAATAAAGAACTCGATTGAGTGGCAGAAATTTATTAGAGGTTATGACTGATCTTGTTATACGCAAAAAGAATGAGGTTTTTATTACCATAAAGGCAGAACCTTATATTATCCAGGAACTATCGGATCATTTTACATTTGATGTGCCTGGTGCAAAGTTCATGCCGCAATACCGTAGTAAGTATTGGGATGGTAAGATACGCCTATTCAGTTCTCACACTGGAGAGATCTATGTGGGACTACTTGATAAGGTCATGGCATGGGCAAGAAACTATGACTATAAAGTAGAGTTTGAAGATAACAAATTCTATGGTCCTCCATTTGAAGTCAATAAAATGATTTCAAGGGAGGGAGTCAAAGAATACATGACTCGTATTGCTAGGTTCAAACCTAGGGATTATCAGGTTGATGCTGTATATGATGCACTTAAGTTTAATCGTAAACTGTTAATATCACCAACTGCATCGGGTAAGTCATTGATGATTTATTCTGTGGTGAGATACTTTGCAGAAAAAGATCATAAAGTTCTTTTAGTTGTTCCTACTACTTCTCTGGTAGAACAGATGTTTAAAGACTTTGAAGACTATGGTTGGAATGCTGGAGACTATTGTCACAAGATATATTCTGGTAGGGAGAAGACAAATCAATATCCTGTAACGATTACCACTTGGCAATCTATCTACAAATTACCTAGGGCATTCTTCAAAGACTTTGGAGTCATCATTGGAGATGAGGCACACTTGTTTAAGTCTAAGTCTCTTGTAAGCATTATGACGAAGATGGATAGTGCAAAGTATAGATTTGGATTCACTGGAACATTAGACGGCACACAGACCCATAAGTGGGTGTTAGAGGGGTTGTTTGGTCCATCATATAAAGTCACTCAAACAAAAGAACTCATTGATAAAGGTCATCTATCTCAGTTACAGATACATGTTCTATTGATGAAGCATGACCCACATGAGTTTGAAACTTATGAAGATGAAATGCAATACATCATTGGACATGGTAGACGAAATAACTTTATTAAGAATCTTGTTTTAGATTTAAAAGGAAATAGTCTTGTTCTATTCAGTCGTGTTGAATCACATGGTGAACCACTTTACGAATTAATAAATAATTCTGTGAAAGGAAAGCGTAAAGTATTTTATGTTCATGGTGGAGTAGACGCTCAACAACGAGAACATGTAAGGGAAATTACTGAAAAGGAAAATGATGCAATCATTGTTGCATCTTATGGAACATTCAGTACAGGTATCAATATTAAAAATCTCCATAACGTAATCTTTGCATCACCATCCAAATCAAGAATTCGTAACCTTCAATCCATTGGTAGGGTGCTGAGAAAGGGAGATAATAAGAATCAAGCAGTTCTTTACGATATTGCTGATGAAATAGTCTACAAGCAAAGAAAGAACTATACTTTAAATCATCTAGTTGAACGAATTAAAATTTACAATCAAGAAAGATTTAATTATGAAATCATACCAGTCGATCTTAAGAATAAATGAAAGAAGAATTCTATGCAGCAATAAAATTAATATCAGGTGAAGAAGTCTTTGCACAAGTAACTCCTTGTGAAGAAGAAGATAGAACTTTACTTATACTAGATACTCCTGTAATATTTGAATCTATAACGATTAAACATATGGGAGTGAATGCTATGAAAGTTGAACCCTGGATATCCATGGGTGATGACTCTATGATATTAGTTAATATGGATAAGGTAATTACGATTACTGAAGTTAAAGATGAACAGATCCTTTGTATCTACAATAAGTATCTAAGAGATAAGAATCGTGATACTAATCAAACAAAAGTAAATGAAGATATGGGGTTCCTGTCCTCTATATCTGATGCAAGAGTGAATTTAGAGAAGCTCTATAAAAGTAGCTAAGCCATCCCTATGAACCCTGACAGAGTTATTCTACACAGATATTACGATCTTGTCAAGCCCTATCATTATGTGCTATAATGTGAACATAACTCACTAGGAGAACCATGAAATGTCTAGAAAGAAATCTGAGCATTATGTAAACAACAAAGAATTCTTAGATGCACTTATTGTTTATCGAGGGAAAGTTCAAAGAGCAAAGGAAGCAGGAGAACCACTTCCACGTATCACCAACTATCTTGGTGAGTGTTTCTTGAAGATTGCTACGCACCTTTCTTACAAACCAAACTTTGTAAACTACATGTTCCGTGAGGACATGATCTGTGACGGTATTGAAAACTGTGTTCAGTACATTAAGAATTTTGATCCAGCAAAGTCTAGCAATCCATTTGCTTACTTCACACAGATTATCCACTATGCATTCCTGAGAAGGATTCAGAAGGAAAAGCGTCAAATGGATATCCGCACTAAGATTGTGGAACGTTCAGGATTTGATGAAGTGTTCTCCAGTGATGGTGACATTTACAGCACTTCCGACTATAATACTATCAAAGAAAACATCCAGTCTAAACTTTATTCATGAAACTGACAAAAGAACTTGCTGTCCTATTTGAAAAATTTGGATGGGAAGAGGGAGATGAAATTTCTGTTGAAATGGCAGGAACTCAAGTCTCAGGTATTGATGTTGGGGAAGAGTATAACAAGAAGTGGCAATCACCTATTGGTACTCGTAAAATCAATAAAGATGCTTTTATTGTTATCAAGAACCAAGATCGTAGAGACTTAACTAAATCTCAACCGATGGACAGAGAACATCTACCGCACCATTTAAAGGAAAAGCAAGAAACATTATCTAATGACTAAAGTTGCATTATTGACAGATACACATTATGGTGCGAGAAAGAATAGTAAGTTATTTCATGAGTTCTTCAAAAAATTCTATGATAATATCTTCTTTCCTACTCTAAAAGAAAGAGGTATCACAGAATGCGTCCATTTGGGCGATGCTTTCGACTGCCGTAAGTCTGTTGATTTTTGGTCACTCCAGTGGGCAAAAGAAAATGTATACGATAAGTTCAGAGATCTAGGTGTCAAGGTTCACAATATTGTTGGTAATCATGATGCCTATTACAAGAATACCATTGGTATCAATGCTGTAGATGCTCTGCTTGAGTCCTATAATAATGTAGTAAGAGTTTCCGAACCAAAGGAATACAAGATTGGTGGTAAGAAAATCCTTCTATTACCATGGATCTGTGAAGACAACGAGAAACAAACTTTTGACTTAGTAACTAAATCAAAAGCAAAGATCATGATGGGTCACCTTGAACTGAATGGGTTTGAGGTGATTCCTGGTATGAGAATGGAACACGGTCTGGAACCAAGTAAGTTCAAGAAATTTGATACGGTATTCTCAGGTCACTATCATCACAAATCAACCAAGGGTAATGTCACATACCTTGGTAACACCTACCAGATGTTCTGGAATGATGTGAATGACGTAAGAGGATTCCATATCTTTGATACGGAAACCCAAGAACTAGAGTTCATTGGTAATCCATTCTCAATCTTTGAAAAGTTCTACTA